TTACTTACGTCCTCAAAGCCAGCTAAGTCAATGCTTATGTAGTAGTCACCTATCTCTGGAGTTTCACCAAACTTAACCCAATCCTCCTTAAACATCTCTGAGCCTCTAGCTTCAAAAGATGCCATAAACTCTTGACGGAATGCGTAGGATGACATAGACTTCTTAGCTAGGTCAATCTCGTCTGGGTCTAACAACTCATTGTCATAACTTGTAAAGTGCCATGCAGTATAGGACTCATCGTCCTCTAGCTCTGCGTACTTGTACAGGTCGTAGAAGTGATTACGCCCCATAGGTGTACCAATGAACAGTGCAGCACCTTTTTGGTCAGCCAAGGCAGGTCTAAGGATCTGCTCAAAGACTTCTGGTTTCATGTCAGCGTACTCGTCCATCACTAGGAACTTTAGTGACACACCACGCATAGTCTCTGGTCTGTCGGCACCCTTGAGGCTGATGGTTGCACCGTTGACCAGTTTAATCTGTAGGTTGTTTATGTGTGCGTTAGATACAACAGGGTGCGCCAACTCCAATAGTGTTTGCCACATAATGTCTCTGGCCTGTCCTTGTGTTGGAGCTACATAGAACACATGGCCTCTGTCTGCCTGTAGAGCATTTACAATCAACATCCATGCTGCTAGTCTGGACTTACCTGTACGTCTACCAGCAGCTACAATCTTAAATCTAGTAGGGTCTTCCCATACTTGTTGCTGCCAATCCAGTAGTTGTATGTTAAGATCAGTCATAGAAATACTTAACTACTAACTCATCAAGGTCTTTTTCTTCTTCACACTCATACTCAGCATCCAAATCAGGATCTCCGTCCCAGTTTAGATCCTCTTGTTGTGCTAAAGTCTTCTTGTATTCTTTGTTAGTAAGCACTAACTATACGTCCACATTACAGGGGTATCAGTAGCTCTAATGTCCACATGCACAAAACCTCCAGCAACACCAATACCAGTAAAGCCTAACTTAACAGCATTCTTTACTATAGTGTACCTTTGTAAACCTGAAGACACAGCTATGTCCGCTGCTATGCCTTGTGCATGTGTACCTGGTTTTTGTTTACCTAGCTCAATAGGATGGTCAGGTGATCTATAGCCACTTGTGATAACAAAAGGAAAACCACAGTGCTCTCTAAGTTCATCCAAGGCATATATTAACTCATCCTCTATTTCATTCTCACCTGTCGCTTGACAAGCAAACTCATCCCTACTGAAATACTTAAACGTCATTGTTGGTGTATTCTCCTTCAATAGGGTCATTGGAGTTGTCATTATTCTGTGATGAGACGGTAGTAGGGACACCTGAGATAGTAATTTGTACAGACTGTCTACCACCAGCACTATCCTTCTCAAAGTAACTTAAGGGTAACATCCTGTCCATGACTAGTTTCCAAGCTGCTGCTTGATTCTTATGGTCATCATTAAGTGCTGCATCAAATATACTGTCTAACACTCTACGGGACTTAGGAGAAGCTAACATCCTAGCCTTGTACTCATTGATAATTGAAGCATCACCTTTAGGTCTACCTACCTTACCTCTAGAGCCAGTAGTCTTCTCAACTATCTCACCCTTCCTAGGTCTACCTCGCTTACGCTTAGGAGGATCATCTTGATTATCCATAATGTATTTACCTTAACATTCTTTAAGATACCTATTTATTATAGCATACTTTTTAGCATTTGTCAAGTACTTTTTACTGTTATTTTCTTGACTGAGTCAAAGTTTTAAGTTTTCTTTTGTTAACAAGGGGTTACACAGGTTAGTAAATGCTTACTTTTTTAATAATTTACTGTTGTTTTCTAAATTCTACTTTTGAGTACTTGAGTGCCTACTACAATAATCATACGCAGCCACAGCCCCTCCCCGTACCCAATCTGTTAGCCCACCTTAGCCCAACAGTTAGACTTAGGCGCACCACAGAGTACAACAGTTAACCTAAGGCGCACCACCTGGCTCTAACGGTTAGACTTAGGTGCGCCACAGAGTACAACAGTTAACCTAAGTCTACCTGAGAGGACTTAGCCTAACGGTTAGACTTAGGGGCGCTTAAGAATGCTAAAGAGTGTGTACCTATATAGTAGGCGCTAAGGTTCTCTAAAGTAGACATAAGAACACCAATGCATATAACAAAATGATCTAAGCCCAGGTATTTACATTGTGTTAGTGCTCCGGCATTATGGCTTCACATTAAACGAAACGAGGAAAGACAATGGCGACACAGACAGTAGAGCAAGCAATCATTCATTCAACGGACAAAGAGTTTCAAGCATTCATGGGCGACAAAGTGAAACAGACAATCGAAAACATCCTCCACGATGCCCTTAGAGAAAAAGGCTGGGATGGTTCACTAGATTTGATTGACTGGGAAGCAAGCTTTGATGTGACGTTCATTCAGGAAACATACGAAGACGAAGAGTAACCTAAGCCTAGTGCATCATGCGAGCCTATTGACACCAGTAGGCTCCAGTGATTACACTACGTAAAACAACGACGAGAACGACAATGTTAATTACTAAAATTAAACTAATCAAAAAAACAGATGCTCATTGGATGGGCAACGGCTTTGGCAATGCCCCAGCAGAGTGGGTAGTCAAAGGCGCAGATCACTTGCACGTTTGGAGCAGCGGCGGCAATGAGTGGAATGTCACAGACAGAGACACAGGGAAGCGTTTGGTTAGATGGGCGTACACTAAAAAAGCAGCATTAGAGACCCTAGCGGAACTGATGCCAGAATTGACAGCATAGTGCTCTATAGATGGCCCTTGCATTCAGGGGCCATCAGTGGCAGCATTTAGCCAATCACAACAACAACAAAGAAGGAAACGACAATGCGAGAATTACCAACAGAAAACGAAATCAAAGAATCAATGACCGACCATAATACATGGTACCGCCGGTTTTTCCGTTGCTGGATTGATGGATCATATCTTGGCGCTGGCCACTATCAATACAACTGCGAGAAGGTGCGAGACATCTACAACAGCGACAAAGCACTGAGAGCTTTTGCAATCACTTCCTTTTGTGAGTTTGTAGCACATGAGGAAGACTGTTCACCTAGGACAGTGCAGCGACACATGGTTAAAACAGTGTCACGGGATGACTTGGAAGCTCTGAACGTGGAGTTAATTGATGACCTACGCGACCTAGTGCGTGATGAGATGGAGGTAGCCTAGCCATGACAGAGGAATACAAAGCAGCATTGCAACGCTTAAACAAGGCAAACACAATCCAAGAGCTTGCACGTTTAGAGCGTAGTTTGGAGCGTATCTATAACGCTGGGTTTTTGACTGTCAGTGAATATGGCAGGCTTGACTTGAAACTGATACACAAGCAATTCGACATACATGCAACGGAGGCATAACAGCATGCGAACACTAACAAATAAGCAGGGCGACCTAGCGACCATCACAACGGTGGTGACGGCGCAAGCATTCTTTAACGTCCGCATAGACACGGAGCCACCAGTGCGCCTACAGATCGCACACGCTGAAACAATCAGCATGAACAGACAGAAAAACAAGTCAGAGAAAGACTTGCTGGATGATTTGTTATTTGGTAGGCTTGCGGAGTATGGATTTACAAAACAGGACGAGAAACGATGAAAGTATTGGTAGCTTGCGAGTCTAGCGGCACAATCCGCGAAGCATTTAGGAAACTTGGGCACGAAGCATGGTCTAACGACATGCTGCCCGCTGACGATAACAGCCCTTATCACATCCAAGGTGATTGCGTGGCGGCTATCAAGGGTCAGGCTTGGGATCTGATCATCATGCACCCACCATGCACTGCCCTAGCAGTCTCAGGTAACGCATGGTACGGCAAAGGAATGCCCAAGCATAACCAACGCTTGGAGGCTATAGATTGGACTACAAGCCTATGGAATCTAGCCACAAGCGTGTGTGACAAGGTAGCAATGGAAAACCCCGTCGGCGTTCTACCATTCAAACCAACGCAGTATGTGCAGCCATGGCAGTTTGGTCACCCTGAGTCAAAGAAAACCGGACTCTGGCTACATGGATTGCCAAAGTTAGAAGAAACCGACAACGTGAAAGCAATGTTTGACGCACTGCCAAAGCGTGAACAACAGAGATTGCACTATCTGCCACCGTCTAAGGATCGTTGGAAGATTAGAAGCAAGACATTCCAAGGCATCGCAGATGCCATAGCACAACAATGGAGCCAACAGCTATGAAGACAGACCACACACTATCGCGTAGAGAAGAGCGCGAACAACAACAGCACGAAAACCTGGTTTTTGCGCTTTTGAACAAAACAACAGCAGCCATTACAATTATTCTAGGCGTTTACCTAACGTGGGCGCTATTACTTGGAGTATCATCATGAAAGACCGAGAAGATGAAGACAGATGTGAAGCAGACTACGCTGAAGAATACATGGCGGGAAACGCTTTAGATGACGATAGGTGTCTATCTGATTACGCTGAAGAATACATAAAAGAGGAGCAATAAACTATGGATTTATTTGAGCAACTAGGAATGAGCATTGGCGGGCAGAGTGTAGCGGATCATATGGACTCGCTAAGGGTAACCAATGACACAAGGGCAATAGAGGCACAACAGGATGATCTACACGATCCTGAGCTAAAGGATTACGGTGTTACTGTAGAGTTGACCTTGGCATCGTATAGCGAAGAAGAAGCCGTACTGCTTGCACAGTCTTT